ATGGTCCCGGACGCGAGTATCCGCATCAATGATACGGAGGTCAAGATGACCACTACGAGATCCTATTTCTACCCTAACCTTGTCTTCACTTACATCAGCTTATTTAGCTGGCGTCCCTCTAGCAACACGACCACTACGGGGACTCAAACCCTGCAGTGTCGTATTGATTTAGAGAGAGAGAGTGTCGACTCGGGCCGGTTCATACCGGGGGAGTATAGGATTAATCCGTATTGGGTATCGAGTGAAGCGTGGAACTTGGATGACACAGAAAATGTGTATACAAGTACCAAACTTAGATCTAGTGGTGTTATAACTTATATCACGAAGGTCCAAGGAGCTTTGGGTATTGAGCACTTGAGAAGTGCTTACTACCGCTCACCTCCAACGACGTCCTCCTACGAACAATTAGCGCTTCAAAAGGCTAAGGGTAAGGTGGGGAACGCCGACTTGGAATTGGGTGAAACTCTTGGAGAATATCGAGAGACCATCCAAATGCTACGTCAGCCGTTATCGGGATTGAAGAAGTTTCTTCTCGATGACAAGTCTAGGAATCTCAGACTCCTTCTCGCACTCGCGAGAAGAGACAAATCTGGGGTTAATAGGCTTCTAGGACGTACTGGCAAGGCTTCGGCCGATGCTATGGCGTCAACGTGGCTCGAGCTACGCTACGGGTTAAGACCCTTAGTGATGCTTGTCCAAGATGTTATTGATGAGGTTGAGAAGAAGCGGCTTGAGTTTGACGGCACGAAAATTAGGTCAGCTAAGTCCAAGATGAGTTTTACCGAATTTAATCGGTATGATTCAACTGAGGATATTGGCCCCTACGTCGCCTATGTTCAAGCGCGTACTCTCGTAGAAGACGAGATCGTTGTCACGGCGTCGATACAATATCGACAAAGTGAAGAAGGATCTCTGGCTGACCGCCTGGGGTTAACACCCCGTTTTCTACCGGAGACTGCCTGGAATCTTACCAGGCTCTCCTTTGTGGTAGATTGGCTGTTTTCGATTGGACCTTGGCTTGCAAGCCTACGCGTTAATCCCAACGTAGAAATACTAGGGAACACTGTAGGTGTCAAGGTCTTCCGAAGAATCACCTGTACCCCCATACAATGGTATAAGGGCACTGTTGCATGGCAGCCCGCAAAGGGCGCATGCAAGTTCTATCGGACTTCCTATCGTAGGAAGACAAACGTCGATGTTAGCTATCTACCCCATTTCACCTTCGGTAGAGTCATAGACCTTTATAAGGTTATTGATTCTATCGGATTAATCTGGCAGCTTGCGCTGTCAAATAGGAGAAAGTGATATGGCTATATCATCTTTGTCACTGCTGAAATCGGCTACAAGTATGTCTGTAACCGGTGGGACCGCCATGGCTTTATCAAGCGATGGTGTAGAAGTTCCTAATGGTGTTCATGTCGCAGATATGAGTGAGTTGGACTTTACAGTCCGTACAAACCTGACTCTGCGTACACGTAACCCCGTACAACAGTCCGATGGCTCTTACTCAAAGGCCAAAAGGTTTGCGACCCTGGTAGTACCGAAAGCTCTCGACGATGGACAGATTGTTTTCAATCTCGTTCGTATCGAAGTTGAGGTACATCCAAAGACTACTTTGGCAGAACAGAGTAATCTGTTTCTCCTCGGTAGTCAGATTTTGATGGACGCTGACCTGGACGATTTCCGCCTCTATGGCTCGCTGAAATAGCGAGTCTAAAATGCGGATTGTTCGCGCAATTCTGCGCAGGCTAGTTAACACTTTACGTTGGAGACCTCCATGGAAAGTAAGAGTAAGAGAGGTGGGGGCCCTGGTTATAATACTGGGTCTTCTTTACGTCAAATTTACGTCCACCTCGTTCGAGATTTCAGAATTTCTGAGGGCAGTAATTTTATGGCTGGGGTCGAGTACGATTTACTGACTGACATCAAGACTTTTAGAGATCGCGATGAACGCGACCTTGGTCTAGTTTCAGTTGGTAGATTTAAACGAACCAAGCAAATAGAAGCACTGCTTAAGAAGTTCCGATTCGCAACAGATTCCTTCACAGATGCGGAGCTGTCTGTAAAGAGCCGTCAAAAGTTCTTGGAAAGTCAGCTCCGTCTAAATACACCTATGCCGTTAAAATCAACGGGTAAGGCTGTACTTAGACGTGCGAGGCGACTCGCAAGTACTCTTCTGGGTGAATTCCCAGGCGATGAAGTGATCAATAACATGCGTTTCGGCAAGAAGTCCTCGATTGGCTGTCCGCTGTCCCTTGCATATATCGACAATAAATTGTCAATATTGCGGACTTTCACGGGTACGGGTGCTACATCTAAGTTTTTCCTTGATCAGGTTTTGCCTGGTGATCATATCCTTCAAAGGATATTGTCTCGTCATAATTTTGATGAGCTCAAGGATCAACTGAACATGACCCATCTCAACCTAGTTGAGGTACCAAAAACCTGGAAAGCCTATCGTCTTATTACGCCTTTAACCCTTCTAGGTTTATTTTATTCCTATGGGGTTGGAAGAGTCGTAACAGATAGGCTAAAGACACATGGTCTTGACATTGGCACTCTACAAGAGCGCCATCGTAGCCTTGTAAAAGGTTACTCTGCTACTCGCAGTCATGCGACAGCAGATTTGTCAGAAGCCTCTGATAGTATTACATCAGAACTTCTAAACCGTGTGTTGCCGAGACCCTGGTACAGAGCTTTGAAGAAAACGTTCGTCCGTCACTTGAATGTCGACGGAGAGCTAATCTCAACAGCATCTGTTTTACCGATGGGTAACGGAGCAACCTTTCCAGTGGAGACTCTTGTTTTCTACTGCCTATTAAAGGCAATAGGAGAGCTCACCGGAGTGAAGGGGACTTACTCTGTCTATGGGGATGATTTAATCTATCCCTCAGGGTTGCATCGATATGTTACTGCTATTTTTCCGCAGTTCCATTTTCGATTAAACCTTGATAAGACTTTTGTAAGTTATCCTTTCCGGGAGTCCTGCGGTTCAGATTTCTACCGCGGACAAGATGTGCGTCCCTACTTTGCTAAAGGCCAGGAAGAAGTACTCACTCGCGTGAGATACGAATCTTGGCTTTACAAAGTGTACAATGGTCTGACTTTCCGGTGGGATCCCGAAGAAATTCGGGGTACCCTTACATGGATTTTGTCAGAACTGTCGATGATTTCACGCGGCATTTGTCGTGTGCCACCTTCTTTTCCCGATTATTCGGGCGTGAAGGTTTCGTCACCGATAGATAAACCATTGTCCTATGCTCACCTGCCTTGGAAGCCTGTGACGATACAGTTCTACAGCGGTTCTAGGTGGTATCAGTTCGATTATCTGACTGAAACACCAAAGAAGCGTGTCGTTAGGACTGTTGAGCCATACTATTGGCTCGCGTTACAGGGACTCGACGACGATACACTTGTCGAAGAGTTCCACAGAAGTGAAACCTTCACTACACGTTCCGGAGAGATCCGTTACTGTGGAGTGAAGCCAGGTCTTACTTCTGTACCTCGTGAGAGGCCAAGGTCCAACCTTTCATGGTGTAAGTTGGGACCGTCAAAAACGGTCTCTTACTATCTGAAAGGCAGGAAGCATACGAAGGACGTACGAAGGAAGCACGCAGTTGTAGCATCCAGAATAGGTGCTACGGTCTCAACTGCAACAGCTAGGACGGAATCAATCTCAGATTGGTTCTAAGAGGGC